CCGACAACTAATAGTTGATACCACACGATTCGGCTAAATCGTGCTTGTAGTTATTGAGGTCACTCGATAAATACAGGAGGTCAACTAGCAGTTTTGCTAGCCATTTTCTTTGTGCACACAGCAAATTAGTTAAATATCAACAAAGTACTTTTAAAATATGGAATCGCAGATTTACGAAGCGAGTTTGAAGGATGATATATGGAATAGACAGTTCCGACATATCACGAATTTAGGTTATAGAAAAACACACAAAAGGCGTATCTACCGCAATACACAGCAGTATGATCCGTTTGTGTATGATGCCTTAAAATCATTTGACTCACGGAGAGGATCAACGTACTTACATGATGCTCGAGGAAAAACGAGAGTCTCTGGTTGTGATATCTCATTAATGGACAGAATTCAAGCTTACGATTATCCGTCGTTCACTATGCCACAGCAATACCAAAAGGCATACAACCAAGCACTACAAGAGCTGACCAAAAAGATGAAATTAGACAGAAAGGTCAAGCCCGTTTGGTTATACGACGTTGACTTAGTAAAACGATCATCATCAGGATATCCGCACTACAAACCAAAAGGAGATATCGAAGATGTGATTTTTGCTGAAGCACGAATTCTACAACATTTTATGAGAGAAAAGGAATACGAAGATTTGAGAATGCCGTATTGCACGCCAGGAACGCGAGGTTCATCCCGACCCGAAGACGAAGAGAAAACCCGTCTAATATGGATGTACCCAGCGGCGATGACTGTTTGCGAAGGTGTATATGCTCAACCACTAATTGATGCATATTATCAAGGTTGGTTTACCAATCAACTATTTCTAACAGGAAGAGATTCGTTAGATAAACACCAGAAATTAGCAAGCTACATCGGTTTCAAACCCGAAATGATCGGCGTAGGAGCAGACTTTAAGTCTTTCGATACTACAAGATGCACGTCTATTATACTAGACTGCTTTTCGATATTAGATAAGAATATCGATCATGGCTACTACCAAAACCGTGACAAGACATACGAATACGGTGGAACTAAGGCAGCAGCACGAAGCAGAAAGGCGTTCAACAACGTAGTTCAATATTTCATACACACACCAATGATTTTACCTAACGGCAGAATCATACAAAAACATATCGGCGTACCGTCTGGATCACACCTTACAAACCTGATTGACGGAATGGTAAATTGGCTCATGTTGAGAACGTTTACTATTTTTGAGGCTATTAAGGTTGAGGACTTAAAAGTGAACGGAGACGACAGCGCACTGCTATGTGGCGCGCACCATTCTGAATACATTGTGCCCCACTTGAAGCATGTCCTGTTTGACGCATTCAGTATGACACTAAATACTGATAAGACCGTGGTCGCATCGACCCCGTCAGAAATGCATATGAGTGGTGTTACCTGGAGGAACTTAGTACCAACAAGAACCTCTACAGAGTGGTTTACGCTCGCGCTAAATCCTAAAGGCTATGTACGAGACCATATCCTGTCATTCCAACGACTGACTGGGATTGGATATTGTGGCGGCTTTTATGATCCGACCTATTGCGCGTTCTATAACTATTTTCAACGCGGCTGGAACTGCAAAACCGTAGAACAGACTTTTGACTGGAGTCACTTAAGGTGGCTGAAGTTCGTTTTCGGCGACGTAGATCTACCGATTTATTTCAAAAGCACTAAGGCTAAAGAGAACCGACTTGTTCGATTTAGTTTGTAATCCTTAGTCTTGCTTCTGGCTTCCGCCAGATAAATGACAAATACAATGATTGGCAGGGCAAAACTGTCATGAGGGGGTTTGTTAATTTGCTACGAGAGCAAAACCCGAAGCAAGACTAAGGATTACAAACTAAATCGAACAAGCCTGTTCTCTTTAGCCTTAGTGCT